GTCGTCATCGACAAGTCGGGTATCTGCGACCACTGCCTCTACGACTTCGCCAAGGAGTAACCATGAGCGAGCTTGCGAAAGCACTCACCGCGTTCCACACGGAACTGCCGAAGGTCGGGAAGGGATCCACCAACCCGGCCTTCAAATCTAGGTACGCCGACCTCGCCGACATTGTGTCGGTGGTCCTCCCGGCCCTCGCGAAACAGGGTCTGGCATGGATCACCACCCCCCGTGTCAGTGATGACGGGTTCGTGCTCGAGTACGAGTTGCGCCACACGTCGGGGGACAGCATCACGGGTTCGTGGCCGCTCCCGGACCCGGAGAAGGCCACCCCGCAGCAGATGGGGTCCGCTGTCACCTACGCGAAGCGGTACACCCTGTCCGCGGTGACGGGGATCGCGCCGGATGAGGACGACGACGGGAACGCCGCATCGAAGGGTCCGGGTGCCGCGCCACGGCAGACCCGCGCAGCCCGGGTTGCGGACTCGCAGGACAAGGTTGCAGCCGCCGTCCAGGCAACCGCCGCTGCGACCACCGCGGAACGGTTGGACGAGATTGAGGCTAAGGCTAAGGCGTTCGGCATCGACGGTATCGACCGTGTGAAGTCGGCTTTGGCTGCGAAGCGCGCCGAGCTCGGACCGTCCGCCACCGACCACTGGGCAACAACGGGAATCCCCGAGGAGTCGTGATGAACAGACCATTCGTTCGCCTCTGCCCCTGCGGATGCCGCATGTACGGGGTATGGCGGCAGAACTGGACCGACACATGGGCACCGGCGTACGACCGCGACTACCCGCGTGAAGGACTCATCCACTTCTACGCGTTCCTGTGGGAAGCGATGGACACCGCCTTCCGTGAAGCATCCACGGAGGGTGCGCGACGACTCAAGGCGGCACTCGAAGCCCACGCACCTCAGCACGCGGCGTCGGTCCCGAGTTCGACGTGGCGGAAGTTGGGCATCTGATGAGCGTTCTCGACACACCCCGGGTAGACACGATCATCCTCGACGAAACCATCCTCGACGACACCGCGTGCTGCAACTACGACGACAAGCCCGCCGAGTGGCTGGCCCACTGCCGACACTGCCCTAGCCAGGCACTGTGGTGCGCGGACCATCACGACCGGAAGATGTTGCAGGCGTTGAGTCATCGCGGGGACTGGCACTGCGGTTCTTGCGGGCAGCGGTCTTTGACGTGGCATGCCGGGTTCTACAAGAGGCCGGTATGAGTCGCGCGAAACCTATCCCTCCCGGCAACCGCCGCATCGTCCTCGACAGGGCTGACGGAGCCTGCGAAGGATGCGGGCGCTGGTTCTCCGCACTCCAGCTTCATCACCGTCGCTACCGTTCGCGTGGCGGCGGGCATGAAGTGTCCAACCTGCTCGCACTGTGCGGGATGGGCAACGTGCAGAACGGCGGATGCCACGGTGTCGCGCACTCCGCTGAGGGTGGCGAGCTCGGATGGTCCTGTAACTCGTGGGAGAACCCGAAACACCGCCCGGTCCTGTACCGGGGAACCCTGATGTGGCTGGTCGACGACGGGCGTGTGGTCGACGTCAAACCCGAACCCGACTTCTGAGGGAGGCCAGTTATGTCGTCAGAGTCATATTCCGCCTGGAGGGCGTCGTGAAGATTTGGGAACGGGCGTTCATCGAGTCCCACCTGATGTCACCCCACGGCCCGCAACGCATCGCCGCCTGCCGAACCGCCTATACGTATGGGTTCACGATCGAGGAGATTGTGGAGACTTCCGGGCTCCCGAAGTGGCGGGTACTTCAAGCGGTGCTGGGTGAGGCCGTCAACCGAACAACAGACGACTAGGAGGGTCATGCCACGTGACGCACGTCTATACATGACGTTCCCCATCGACTTCTGGACTCACCCGAAAGTGTCACGCCTCAGTGACGCAGCATTCCGGGCGTTCGTGGAGTCCAACGGGCAGTCCCGCATGAGGGAGACAGACGGGGTGCTCGAGCCTGACGATGCCGAGTTCCTGTGGAAGCCGGATGTCCTCGAAGAACTCGTCCGCTCTCACCCGTCCCGCCCCCTGATGTTCAAGGACGACGCCGGCAACTACGTGCTCCGGGACTACGCCGAACACCAGTTCACGAAGGACGACCGGGACCGCCTGTCGCAGAAGCGGAAGGAAGCCGCGGAGAAGCGCTGGGGTAATGCAAGTGCATTGCAAGTGCAAAGCAAACCTATGCAACCCGATGCAAGGAAAGAGATAGGGATAGGGACAGGGGAAGAGGTAGGTAACGAAGTAGATGGTTACGTCTCGTCGGCAGTCGCTGACGCGACCGACCGACCCGAGATCACCCTACTCCTCGACCTACTCGATTCTGAGATCCGAGCCAACGGCGGCAAGCCGCCTGCGAGGACGAAGAAGAACCTCGACGCTGCCCGCCTCCTCATCGACAAGGACGGTCGCAGCGTCGACCAGATCGCTAAGGCGATTCGTTGGTGTCAGGCCGACGAGTTCTGGCGGGCGAACATCCTCAGCATGTCGAAGCTGCGTGAGAAGTACGACCAACTGCGCCTAGCCGCAACCCGGACGGGTGGGGCGAAGCAGTCCCGGGCGGATGAGAACGCCGCCGACTACTACCGCTACTACGGAGGAACCGATGAACGAGCCGGAAGCGTTCAAGCTCTTGACCCTGGCATCGGCTAGGGATGGCCGGAAGGTGTCGCCGTCTGTGGCGAAGGTGTGGGCTGGGGATCTTGCCCGTGTAGACCTCGACGTTGCTGTTGAGGCCGCGACCCTGCATTACCGGGAGTCGTCGGACTGGTTGATGCCGGTTCATGTGATCCGTAATGCGCGTCGTGTGTTGGAGGGTCGGGAGCGGGTGGCACGGTTGCGCCGGCAACTGGAACCCGAGAAGCGGGAGTTCTCCGAAGAGGGTGTAGCCGCGTACTGGGCGACCGTGCGCGAGTTGAAGGTAGCGAAGGCGGACGCGGAGTCATGAGCCTGTACTACGAAGACGAGTACGTGCAGCTTCACCACGGAGACTGCCGCGCGATCCGCGGTTGGACGACGGCCGATGTGCTCGTTACAGACCCGCCCTATGGGATCTCGTGGGAGCCGCTGGCCCTGAATGATGTGAAGCAGAAGCGCGAAAGTGCCACCGCTGCGATTGCCGGCGACGAAGACACGGCGGTTCGCGATGCAGTGGTCGACCTATGGGGGAACCGACCGTTCATGATCTTCGGCTCGTGGCGGTACCCACTCCCGCGGAAGCCCTCACATCGCCTCATCTGGCACAAATTAGGTCGTCAGCCCGGCATCACCAAGGCCGCATGGTTCCCGAATGACGAAGAGGTTTGGGTAGGTGGTTCGGGGTGGGTGGGCAGTCCAAGCCCCACGGTTATCACGACCACAGAGCAGCGCGGGCAGGAACCGGGACGTGTGGGCCATCCCACACCCAAGCCGATTCCGCTCATGGAGGCACTGATCCAGAAGTGCCCTCCGGGTGTCATCGCGGACCCGTTCGCCGGTTCGGGCGCGACCCTCATCGCGGCCCGCAACCTGGGTCGGAAAGCGATCGGTGTGGAGCTCGAGGAGAAGTACTGCGAGCTGATCGTGAAGCGGTTGTCGCAGCAGGCGTTCGACTTCTCATCCTTGGAGGCGTCGTGAGGCGTTTGTCTGAGGCTGTGATGACTGCCCGCGGTGTGCTGTTGGAACAGTACGGTCACCCCCACACATGGATCCGGTTCGATATCCCGGTGCGGATTGTTGACGCGAGACCACGACGGAACACCCCGAACTATTTGGGGTGGGCGCGTGTCGACGCGGAACCGGGTCCGGGTGGGCGTGTCCCAGTTCGGTGGATCAACGAAACCAACTTCAACCGCTACTACCGAAAGGTGCAGTGATGCCCAAGTACGCACCCGCTAACGAGAACGGCGAGAAGCCGTACGTAGTCGAACAGTCCGCGTGGGGCCGCAAGCGCACGAAGGTCTTCTACGCGGCCACCGCCGCCGAGGCAAGGTATCGGGCGTTTGGCCGACAGGGGACCGGTGAGTACATCACTGGATGCCGGAGGGCGACCCCGGAAGACATGCCGTCGTGAACGTTCCTCGTGTTCGTGTCCCTATGACCATGTCCGGGTACTGCCAGCACCCGAGCGACCCGGAACACGCGGGTTGCGTCAGAGAGGGCTGCACATGCCCGTGCCACAACCTCAACGAACGGATCAAGACATGACCGACGAAGAGTTCGAGGCGGCGCTGTTGGCCGCTGCAACCGACGAGTGGATCGACGGCTTCAAGTCCGGCTGGTCATCGTCCGGCGAGGGCTACAACGGCGAGTGGCCCGACGAAGGTCGCACGTGGGAAGAGTCAGTCGGGCGGCAGGCGATGCTCAGCATCCTCGAGACCCGGGTGCGCGGCAAGTTCTGACCACCCCTCATTTCTCGGTCCTCTTTCCTTCGGGTAGGGGGCCGTTTCTCATACCCCCAAGGAACCAACATGCGAATCCAGGTCGACCTTGACCCGCGTGACGTGTGGCGCATCCAGGAAACAGCGGAACGCCGAGGCATCACACCCGGACAAGTCCTCCGCGACGAACTCCTACGCCAACGCCACGGACGCGACTACAGGGAAGCCGTCCGCTCCAGGGTCATCGCCGGCATGTGCGACGCCGACATCGCCTCCGAGCTCGGTTGGCCCACAGTCGGCACCATCGCCGCCACCCGCCGCTCCCTCGGCCTCAAAGCAAACCCCAGATACAGGAGAACCCGATGAGTGGAGACGTGATCGTCCCTTGCCCCCGCTGCGGTGTCGCACGGCAGGTGAAGACCGGTGCGGCGGGGAAACACTGCCAGGACTGCAAAACCCAGCGGGGCACGGCACGGGTCTCACGGAACTGGATGGACGACGCCGCATGTGCGACGACCGACCCGGACGCTTTCTTCCCGGAGCCCGGCGAGTCGACGGTGATGGCGAAAGCGGTGTGCGCGTCGTGCCCGGTACGACGGCAGTGTCTTGCGGACGCACCAACGTGGGACCGGTTCTCGATTCGCGGGGGGCTGGCCGCTTACGAACGCCGACGAAAGGCAGTCGCATGACCAGTTGGGGATGCGCGAACGTCCAGACCGACGACGAGGGCCGCGTGTGGGAGTGCCTGGCGCCTGCCTATCACAGCGGCGGCTGCTTTCTATCGCAAACAACTGGACCCGAGTATGACCCGGGCGACTTCGGAGGGATGTCGACGTGACCGACACAGTGTCGTTCTTCATCGAAGGCGTCCCAGTTCCCCAGGGCAGTAAGACCGTGTCGCAGGCGAAGGGGCGGGCTTGGTTGCGGGATGCGAACGCCGCCCGCCTGAAACCGTGGCGGCACGTTATCGCCACTCACGCGGACCTTGGGGTCACGTTCGACTGTCCAGTCATCGTGACCCTTTCGTTTGTCCTCCCACGCCCACAGAAACCCCGATGGGCCGTGCCTGCGGTGAAGCCCGACATCGACAAGCTGTGCCGCGCGATTCTCGACGGTCTCAAAGACGGCGGCTTGCTCGCGGAGGATTCGCGGGTCGTCACCCTCACTGCAACGAAGCGTTACCCAAACCCCGGAGACCCTACCGGCGTCGGAATCGACGTCACCGAATGGAGCAACCGATGACCGAGTACATCACCATCCACGGCGGACTCACCTCGGCGCCCGAACTGCGCTACAGCGGTAGCGGTGTCGCCATCGTGTCAGGCACCGTCGCATCGACGGAGCGGTACAAGAACCGCGACAACGAGTGGGTCGACGGGAAGTCCCTCTACCTCCGCTACTCAGCCTTCAAGGACATCGCCGAGAACATCGGCGCATCCAATCTCGACAAGGGCTCACAGGTCGTTGTCACCGGGAAGCTCCACACCCGCGAATACGAAGACCGCGAGGGAAACAAGCGATCCTCGACCGAGCTCGAGGTGACCGACTTCGCCGTCTCGCTGCGCCGTGCGGTCGCCGAAGTGACCAAGTCCGGGCCGGCAGCCCCAGCCCGCCAGAACCAGGCAGAGGCGGCTGTGGCGGACGCATGGTCTACCCCCGGCAGCCTCGGCGACGACACGCCGTTCTGACATGGGTACCGCACGCCCCTGGCCTGAGCCCACCCCGAAGCAAGCCGCATGGCTCGTGTTCATCAAGAACCCGGTCCCCGAACCACCCGCCCACCGCTGCGGGGTCTGCTTCGGCCCGTATGGGCGTAGTGCGATCCCGTGCCGCAACGACCCAGGAACGAGGAGACATGCCACGGATACTTGATTTGTTCGCTGGTGCGGGCGGCGCGGCGATGGGCTATCACCGCGCCGGGTTCGAGGTCGTGGGCGTCGACATCAACCCGCAGCCCGACTACCCGTTCCGTTTTGTCCAGGGGGATGCGACTGACCTTGTTCAGGATCGGTTCGAGGGATGCTTCCACTTCCGGGGCTACGACAAGCCCTGCTTGGGCCGCTTCGATGCCGTACACATGTCGTGCCCGTGCCAGGGTTACACGGCCCTCACAACAGGCACGAACGCCGGCAGGACCGCACAGCCGAAGCTTGTCGCACAGATGCGCGAGTGGGCGGATGCAACCGGCCTGCCGTACGTCATCGAGAACGTGCAGGGTTCGGACGTGCGCCGCGACTTGACGCTCTGTGGCGAGATGTTCGGCCTGAACGTCATCAGACACCGGTACTTCGAGGTCAGCGGATTCCAAGCCGCACCGCCCGCGCACGTCCCGCACCGTGGGCGAGTCAAGGGCTGGCGTCACGGCGAGTTCTTCGACGGCCCCTACTTCGCTGTGTACGGCGAAGGCGGCGGCAAGGGCACAGTCGCCGAATGGCAAGACGCCATGGGCATCGACTGGACCGACAACCGCCACTCGATCGCAGAGGCGATCCCGCCGGCGTACAGCGAGCACATCGGACGGCAACTGATAGACCACCTCACCCGTGAAGGAGCAGCCGCATGACGAAGCGCCCCGGAACGCTCGGACCCATCCTCCCGACCACGGCGAGGGGGCATTGCGGGTTTGTGACGTCGTGGGCTGTCCGCATCTGTGGTGCCCCCGCAACCGTCCATCACCTGCATGACAACCCGGTGTGCAACATGTTCGTCTGCGACCAGCATGCGGGTGAGGCTGTTGTGTTGTTGGGTCCGGTGGATCGTCATCCTGTTGCGTCGGAGTGTGTGCATCCGGGGTCGGAGTGGCGCATGTCGGGGGTGCGTCCGGGGTTCTGTTTCGTGCCTTCGGAAGACGTTGAGCTTGTGAACGAATTCCAGGAAGTAGGCGCCCGATGACCGAACTCCCGCGGAAGCGCAGACGACGCAAGCCCAACGGGTCCGACGAGCTCTGGTGTTCGTGGGGCCGGCACCGCACCTACAGGCAACCGAACCTGAAGGAGCAGTACGACCACGGCTCAATCTGCCTCACGTGCCAGGTGGAGATCATGTCGAACCTCGAGACGGTCGTGCCGATGCCGGAACTGTCGATTGCGCAGCGCATGGCGGAGCGGAAGCGGTGGGAGGACGAGCGCGCTCAACGCAATGCTGTGGCGCCGCTGAAGAAGCGGATGCCCGACGCGGAAGGTCTCGTCTACTACATCCGCATCAACGGTCAGGTGAAGATCGGCTACACGGCGAACCTGAAGCAACGGTCACGTGCCTACCCTCCAGGTTCGGAACTTCTAGCCGTCGAACCTGGCGGGCGGGATGTCGAGGCGCAGCGTCACCGACAGTTCGCACGCGACCTCGCAAAGGGCCGTGAGTGGTTCCACGAGTCCACCACGCTCGCTGAGCACATCGCTGGGCTGGTGGGGAAGTTCGGGAAGCCTGACGCGCTCATGTACAAGTACAAGGCTCACGGTGCCGCTCGGAAGGTGAACGCCAATGGATGACGAGAGTGTGGGATACCTCACCGCCGATCAGTTCAACCGGTTCGGTTGGGCCATGCACCACTCCCGCGACCTCGTCTCATGGTTGCGGGTCGCTGGGTACATCAAGTCCGCTGACGCTGACGTGACCGTCGCGACCACACGGGACGGTCACATCGGCCTCCCACCCACATGGCTGGCGGCGGACGCAATCAGCCGGCTCCTGTACGAACTGAACGGGTTTCGGGAGCTCGAGGACGCCGCAAACGACATCCACGGCGCCGACCTGGCTGTCATCTTCACCCGTGAGGTGGAGACCGGCCGGGCGCGGTGGCCTTACGAGGACCGCCCCCACTACGTCAAGTGGATCAGGTGCCCTGCGTGCTCGCACATGTCACTCCGGTATCACCCGCCAAGGTTCGACGGGGACCGGATCACGGTGAAGTGCATGCTCTGTCAACACGTCGCCGAAGAGGACACGTTCTCTGTCGCGGCCATGCTTCAGGAGAAGGAAATTGCGGGACGACTGGGTGACGATGAAGCAAGCGACGGAACGGATTCCACGAACCGAAAGGACAATCTACCGGTGGGTGCGTGATGGGCGTGTGCGGACCATGCAACCCCTTCGGGTGCTGTGGTTGAACCTCGCGGATCTGCTTAAGGCGGAGTCGGAGGCCCGCCCTGGACGACCAATCGGAAAGAAACCTGAGAAATATCCGCGTGGCGGTTGACAAAACCTGTCATATCTGTCACTGTGTGTAGTGATGGTGGATTCGTATGTCCGCCACCAAGATCTAGCCCGCAAGTCGCTTCGGCCACTATGCGGGCTTTCGCGTTCTCCCGGCAGCGGCGACCCCGTAGATCGGTAGAGAACAGGCCGCAGCCCAGGAGCCGGCCACCATACCCAAACACGGTCCCAAAGTCGCGCCTTCGCTAAGCGCGTGACCGTCACAGCCGGAGCCAGCACCCACGGGTGGCTGAGGTCGGCACTCTTCACTTTCCCGTGCACGCTCCCCGCGTATACCGGGGGAGTAGCACCCAACCCATTGGGAGCGACCATGGGCCTCATCGATCGACTCGCTGCACCGCCAGCGAAGTACCGCCCCGGCCGGTCCGTCATGGACGTGTGGTTGGAGTCTCGCCCCGAGGGTGAGCAGACAGTCATCCTTTCAGCCGCAGCAAACCCCGAGTGGGGTCATGTTGCCCTGTTGAAGGAACTGGTTTCCGAGGGCGCCCCTGACATGTCGGACACGGCGTTCCGGGCGTGGCGTGTGAAGCGGGGTCTGACATGAGCCTCGCAGACCGCCTCAACGACGCCCCGGTACCGGTCCCGACGAAGTATCAGAAGCGGGCCGAGTACGACACCGAGACCGGCAAAGGTGAGGGTGCTACCGGTCCCGTCCGGACCAAGATCACCGACCACGCGCAGCTCCTCGAGCTCGCAGGGTTCGACCCTGACAACTTCCGCATCGTGGGGCGCATCGCCCAGTGGACGAAGACGTTCCACGACAAGGAAGACACCTACTCGTTCTTCTTCCAGACGGAACTGATTGGTTCCGAAGAAGACGCTATTGACCTCCCTGCCCTCTACGCCGAGGCGAGACGAGCACCACGAAAGCCCATCAGGGCTACGGCCACGAGCCGAGTAACCATCGTCGCTCTGTCGGACGTTCAAGCGGGCAAGGTAGACCACAGGGGCGGCACGCCGGAACTCATCGACCGTTTGGCGGGGATGAGGGAACGGCTTGCCGCCCACCTCAAGGTGCGGAAGCCGCAAGCAACCGTGCTCGCTGAGGTTGGGGATCTGTTCGAGGGGTTCGAGTCGGGTGGAAACCCGATGTTCACCAACGACCTGTCCCTAGCGCAGCAGATGGACCTTGCTGGTACCGAGGTGTACCGGTTCATCGAGGTCATGCAGAGGCATGGTCGTGTCGATGTGGTGTCGATCCCGTCGAACCACACGCAGTGGCGTTCCGGTAAGCAGCAGCTCGGACGCCCCGGCGACGACCTCGGCATTTTCGTGCATCGGCAGGTTGAGAAACTAGCCAACGCGGCCGGCATCGACGCCCACTGGACATTCCCCGACATGTACAACGAGTCAGTCGTCATCGACGTCCTCGGCACCGGTCTGGGTGTGGTCCACGGGAACCAGTTCAACACTGGTCAGGCGGTCACATGGTGGCAGAAGCAGCAGCACGGTGGCATGCCCACCGCAACCGCTGACATCCTCCTCACCGGCCACTACCACCACCTCACCGTGATCCCCTCAGGCCGTAACCCGGTCACAGGGAAACCGAAGTGGTGGCTCCAGGCGCCGACGACCGACAACGGTTCGTCTTGGTTCCGGAACATTGGTGCCGGCGACAGTGACGCGGGCCTGCTGGTGTTCGACATCACGGAGGACGGGTTCGACCTCTCGAGCCTCACGGTCCTCTAACCCCTGACCTTGCGTGGGTATACCGACTGTGTATGCCCACGCAAAGTACCTTCTACCGCGAACGGCGGTGTCGCCATGCAGCACCCATGCTGTGACGAATGCGGGATGGCTGTGGCCGCGAAAGACGTCGTGTCCCTCCCATCAGGGCGATGCCTGTACTTCTGCCACCACCATGCGGAGAAGTATCGGCCGAAGCTCGAGGAGATGGGTGCGCTCATCTACCCACTATTGGACGGTGACTGATGAATGACGCAGAAACGCAACGGGCCGTGCTCCGTGAGTTGCAGAACCTCGATGGGTCGGTTCGGTCAGCAGTGAAAGCGCTGACGGGGCTAACGGACGAGGAGATTGACGAGCTCGGCGGACTGCCATGATGTGCCGGTGTGACAGTGCCGAGTGTGGTGATCTTCGGGCTGAGTACATCGACTCCCGGATCGGCCGTCTCGTAAGCGAACAGGCTGAAGTCTCGCAATGTGAGGGTGAGGGCTCAAAGTGACCTGCACGATGACTTTGGTCCTCGACGTCGACTCGCTCACGTGCGACCTGAACCAGCCGGAAGGGCATGCCGGCCCGCACCGTGGGACTACCGCGGACGGGCAACGCTACTGGTGGGCATACGCGCGGTGAGTGACACGCGGCGCCGCAACTACCGTGGCGAACCAATCCGTGACGGTGAACATGCGAAACGGTGCCCCGAACCGGACTGTGACTGGTGTGTGAACGGGGCCGCGAAGAAACCGTGGGCTCGATGGTTCAGGCGGGCGGTCAGATTCGATGAGTGACGCATACGACGCCTTGTGTGCTGCTGTACGGACTTACTACGCCGAGGTGGAACCCGAGTCCTACGTTGACGCGTGGGTTCTCATCTCGCATCGTAGAAGCCCCGAGCTTGAGCAGGACGGGCAATCCACTGTCGGTGTGCTCTCATCCCCTGAACTGTCATGGGTGACGAAACGCGGACTGTTGGACGTGGCGCTCACTGAGGACAGGTTCTCTACCACTACCCCGGAGGATGACGATGACTGACGTTTCGATTCAGACGCGCATGTGGCACTTCACGTTCTCCCGTTGGTACGACCATGACCGTGCAGGCCACCCTCGCCGCGCGAGGACGTGGGGTCGCATCAACGACGGGCTTTGCAAGATCCTCGACACCATCGGTTGGGGCTGATTGACGATTGGTCTGAGGGGGTTTTCGTCTATCTCGTCGCGGTGACGACGCAAACCACACCACGGTGGAGACCGCAGACCGGTACAAGGGCATGTCCCTAACCGCGCGGCAAAAGGTCAGAACGTCCTGCCGGGTCATGGTGGCGACCATCCGGAGGGCTGACGCTGATCTGCGGCCTAAGAACGAGGCGTCGCTACACGCCTACTCCACCACCTCGCCCGTCTGGCGGAATAGGCAGACGTGACCGGCTCAAACCCGGTTGCCCTCACGGGCATGCAGGTTCGACCCCTGCGACGGGCACACGATTCCCTTCGACATCGAGGTACACCATGCGCGTGTGCTCACAACCTGGATGCCCAACGATCTACCCCTCCACCGAGGGGTCACGTTGCGCCACACACAGGCGTGCAGCAGACAGGGCTAGGGGCACAGCACGGGACCGGGGTTACAACACCCGTGGACACCAAGCCTTCAGGGCTGCGGTACTCACACGTGACCCCATCTGCGTCATCCCCGGGTGCATCAACTTCTCCACTGTTGCTGACCACTACCCCTTGTCCCGCAAAGAACTACTCGAGCGCGGCATGAACCCCAACGACCCTGACCACGGTCGCGGTCTATGCAAACCACACCACGACAGTGAGACAGCACAGCATCAGCCAGGTGGATGGCACACCTGAACAGATGTTCGACTGACCACGTCAAGGGGTGGGGGGAGACCCTTCATCTCAACCCGGCAAAGTACCGCCGGGGAGGTGAACTTTTGGTCTGGCAGGTTCAAAACGTTTCAAAGCGCCCCCGGTTCGAACGGGCGTTCGATGTTCGCGGTCGCGTGATGCGGCCCGGCGTGATGCCGAGGACGTGGAGATATGACCAGTGGTGGTGCTCGGGCTCGTAGTGGCCCTGCTCCTGATCCGAATGCGCTTCGGCGTGATCGGAAGGACGATAAGGATTGGGTTGCCCTGCCCGCTGAGGGGTTCACGGGCGATGTCCCGGAGTTCCCTTTGTCTGATGCGTATGCGTCGGAGACGGTGCTGTGGGCGAAGTTGTGGGCGAAGCCGCAGGCGTACATGTGGTCGCGGCTTGGGCTTGAGTATCAGGTTGCCGCGTATGTGCGTGCGTTCCTTGAGTCGGTCCAGGAGAAGGCTTCTGCCGGGTTGAAGACTGCCGTACTGCGCATGGAAGCGGAGCTCGGGCTGTCGACGGTTGGCATGGGGCAACTGCGGTGGAAGATCGCCGCGGATGAGCTTGCTGAGCGTCGTGAGGTTGCGGCGCCTGGTCGTTCTGCACGTGACCGGTTGCAGGCCCTTGATGGGTAAGCCCATGTTCCTCGCGGCCGATTGGATCGAGGCGCATTGTGTGATTCCTGACCAGGAGTCGCGCGGTGAGCCGTTTCTGCTCGGTGATGACCAGTTGCGGTTTGTGCTGAGTCATTACACGGTGAAGCCTGGTGCGATTGCTGCTGGTGAGCGTGTCAGTGGCCGCATTGTGAAGCCGGCTGATGCGTTTTTGGCTCGCCGGTCGCAGTTGGTTCGTGCGCAGAAGTGGGGCAAGTCTCCGCTGGTGTCCGCGTTCGTGTGTCTCGAGGGTGTTGGCCCAGCGACGTTTGCCGGGTTTGCGTCCAGGGGTGACGTGTACGACTGTCGAGACTTCGGTTGCGGTTGTGGGTGGGTGTACGAGTTTGAGGCTGGCGAGCCGATGGGCAAGCCCTGGGCGACGCCGCTGATTCAGATCACAGCAACGACCGAGGATCAGACCGACAACACATATGACGCGTTGCGGCCGATGATCGAGTTGGGTCCGCTGTCGGACGTGATTCCGAAGACGGGCGAGGAGTTCATTCGTCTGCCGAACGGTGGCCGGATTGACGCGGTGACGTCTAAGGGCAACTCGCGTCTTGGGCAGCGTGTCACGTTTGTGGTGCAGGACGAGACGGGGCTGTGGCTCGAGACGAACGGTGGCTGGAACCTCGCTAAGAAGCAGCGTCAGGGTCTCGCCGGTATGGGTGGGCGTGCGATCGAGACGACGAACGCGTGGAACCCTGCCGACAACTCGGTGGCGCAGCGGACGTTCGAGTCGAAGTCCAAGGACGTCAATAAGGACTTTGAGCAGCCGCCTACTGATCTGGATTTCAAGAAGAAGTCTGATCGGGCGAAGATCCTCGCGTTCAACTATCGTGCGGCTCCTTGGGTGTCGCTGAGCGCGATCGAGGGTGAAGCGGCGGAGATGCTGGACACGGCGCCGGCCGACGCTGAACGGTTCTTCGGTAACCGGATCGTGTCTGGTTCGGGCTCGTGGATGGACATGCCGAAGTGGGATGCCCGTAAGGCTGATCCGCCCGTCACTGTTGCTCCTCGAACGAAGGTGTGCCTGGGGTTCGACGGCTCGGACAACGACGACTTCACAGGCATCCGCTTGGAGACGTTGGATAAGCATCAGTTCACGCCCGTGTACGGCGAGAAGCGCGCTGTGACGCTGTGGGAGCCGGGCGACTGGTCTGGGCGTATCCCTCGGGCTGAGGTGAACGCTGCGGTTGACGAGCTCGCGAACCAGTTCGAGATCGTGCGTGGTTACTGTGACCCCCTGTTTTGGGAGTCGGAGATTGACGAGTGGGCGTCGAAGTACGGCGAGAAGGTGTTCGTCAAGTGGGCGACGAACCGGATCACGCAGATGCATGCCGCGTTGGACCGGTTTCAGACGGACGTGTACAACGCGGAGTCCGGGTTCACGCATGACGGCGACCAGCGCGTGGGGAACCACATTCGTAACGCGATCGTTCGTGCGCGGGCGTTGAATCCGCTGACGAAGCAACGGCAGTACATCCTCGGGAAGCCCGAAGAGCACCAAAAGATCGACTTCACGATGTCGTCCGTGCTTGCGCATGAGGCGGTCATGGATGCGATCGCTGACGGTGCGTTGGCGCCTACGCCCGACAACTTCATCTACTACTGACCCTTTGGAGGGCGCATGAACGCGGATGACGCCCGGAAACTTACCCAGCGGATCTACACCCGTCTGAACAACCGTCGTGCGGACATCGACAAGGCGGAGTCGTATTACAACGGTGAGCACCCCCTGTCTTTTGCGACTGCTGAGTGGCGGAAGCAGAACGCGGCACGGTACGCCGGGTTCTCGGACAACTGGTGTGCGACGGTCGTCAACGCGGAAGCTCAGCGGCTCAAGCCGATCGGGATTGCGAATCTGCCGAAGCGTGCCGGCGCGAAGCTGTGGGACTCGTTGCAGATGAACGAGTTCGATTCGCAGTTCTCGCAGGGTGTGGTTGCGTCGCTGACGGCTAAGCGGACGTTCGCGATCGTGTGGGCTGACTCCTCAGGGAAGCCGCTGGTGACGTTCGAGCACCCGTCGAATGTCGAGATTGAGTACGACTGGGAGAACCCTCGTCTGCGGAAGGCCGCGTTGAAGACGTGGGTGGATGAAGACCTCGAGCTCGCAACCCTGTACACGCCGACTGAGCTGTTCAAGTGGCAGCGGAAGCGACCGAACGCGCAGCAGGATCAGCAGTCTCAGGCGCTCCAGTCGCGTACTGGGCATGCGGCTGATGGTGGGTGGATTCCGCGTGAGTCCGAGGGTGAGCAGTGGATCATCCCGAACCCTCTGGGTGTCGTCCCGGTGGTGGAGATCGCGAACCGTCCGACGCTGAAGGGTGACCCGCGGTCGGAGATCCAGGGCGTCATGCCCATGCAGGATTTCGTGAACCTGATGTGGGCGTATCTGATGCTCGCCGCTGACTACGCGTCGATGGATGCGCGCGTCATGCTCGCCGCCGAACCCCCGATGATTCCGATCCTTGATTCGGACGGAAACGTGATCGGCAAGCGTCCGGTGGAGATGAAGGATCTCCGCGAGAAGCGCCTCATCAGCATCACGGGTGACAACGCGAAGATCGACTCTTGGAAGGCGGCTTCCCTCGACATTTTCACGGACACCATCGAGATCGCGGTTGGGCACATCTTTGCGCAGACGCAGACCCCGCCGACGTACTTGGTGACGAAGACGGGCATGTCGAACGTGAATGCGGAGGGGCTGAAGGCGTCCGAGATCGGTCTTGTCAACAAGTCTGACGAGTTCATCACCTTCACGGACCCGCAACTGCGTGAACTTCTGCGGCTCGTGGCTCTCGTTGAGGGTGACAAGAAGCTTGCGGAGCAGTCGCGCCTGGCACAGATTGTGTGGCAGTCGCGCGAGATCCGTTCCGAGGCGCAGCTTGCTGACGCGCTCGTCAAGAAGCGTCAGATGGGGTACCCGTTCGAGTATCTGCTTGAGCAGTCGGGGCATTCGCCGGCTGACATTCGCCGCATCTTGAAGATGCGTGAGGCGGAACTGAATGACCCGCAGATTGTGGCGGCGATGAGGGGGATCAGTGATTCCTCAGGCGGCGGCGGAGCAATACCGGAAGCAGCAGACGATAGCGGGGACGACAGCATCTAGCGTCGCAAAGCTGTGGCGTCGGCTCGGGACGGAGTTCTCGGCCGAGTGGGTCCACGTTTCTCCCGTTGTGGTGAGCGTCGTTCAGACGGGCCGGGATGCGTCGGTACGTGTCGCGGTGCCCTACACGGATTCTGTGCTGTCAGAGACCGGTCAGGTGGCTCCTGGGGTGGGTGCGCTGGTTCCGGCGCGCTTCACCCGGGATGCCCCTGACGGGCGCGCCATGAGTTCCCTGCTCGACGAGGCCGTTGTGCTGTCGAAGTCGGCTATCGCGGGTGGGGCGACTGTCCCCGATGCGCTCGCGCAGGGTGGTACGTGGCTGACGGGCACGGTGCTGACTGTGATGGCGGACACGCGCCGGCAGGTGTACCACGCGGACATCATTCAGCGCCCGAACCTCGGTGGTTACGCGCGGATGCTGAACCCGCCGTCGTGTGCACGCTGCACGATCCTTGCGGGGAAGTGGTTCGCGTGGAACAAGGGGTTCCTGCGGCATCCGCGGTGCGACTGCATCCACATTCCGTCGTCTGAGGCGATCGCTGACGACTTCACGACAGACCCGACCGAGTACTTCGGTTCGCTGTCGAACGCGGATCAGGACCGGATCTTCACGAAGACCGGTGCCAGGGCGATCCGTGACGGCGCCGACGTGTCTCGCGTGGTCAACATCGACCAGCGGGGGCTTGGTACAGCGAAGGGCAAGCGTCGATTCGGTACACCTTCGCGGATGACGGTCGACGACATCTACCGCGTTGCCGGTACCCGTGCGAACGCGATCCGGATGCTCCAGGCCGAGGGGTACGTCAACTACCAAACCGGACGGCTGAACCCGTCCCTCTGAGTTTCCCGCGCGATGCGGCGAATCACCCCGTTTGGGGTGGCATCTGGCCCCGTGATGGGGCCTTTTCTATCCCAACTAGGAGTGATTCCACATGGCTGAAACCGAAGAGGTCGAGACGACCGAAACGGATCAGATCGAAGAAGTCGAGTCCGAAGAGCAGGAGCAGGAGCAGGAAGAAGACCCCAATGCGGGTCTGAAGAAGGCTCTGGCTGCGGAGCGTAAGGCGCACAAGGATGCGGCGAAGCGTCTCCGTGAGCTCGAGCAGGAACGCGAACTTGCCAGCAAGGCACCTGATGAGCAGGCCCTTGAACTGGCTCGCCGTGAGGCCGCTGCTGAAGCGACCACGAAGGCGAATGACCGCATCGTGCGGGCGGAGATTCGCGCTGCTGCTGCTAATCGGGTGAAGAACCCCGCCCTGGCCGTGAAGTTGATCGATGCCTCAGCGATTGAGGTCGACGACGACGGCGAGGTTGACGCGGATGCTCTCGCTTCAGCGATCGACACCCTGCTGACCGACTATCCGGAGCTCGCCGTCACGGCGCCTGGGTTCGGTTCGGCCGATCAGGGGGCGAAGGGCCGCGCCGCGGCACCTAAGCAGCTCACTGATTACGACCTTGAACAAATGTCCCCGGCGGAGATCAACAAGGCACGGCGTGAAGGCCTGCTGGACAAGCTCCTCGGCAAATCCTGAAGGGGGTAGCTCATGGCTATCAGCAATTACAAGCCGACTATCTGGCACGCGTCTCTCCTCGAGAACCTGCACCAGAACACGTTCGTCATCCCGACCCTGAACCGGGACTACGAGGGTGACATCGTCAACGGCGGTGAGTCGGTGAAGATCACCGGTTTCACTCAGCCGACCATCGGCACCTACGCGGGTTCGATCACCCGTCAGGCGCTCACGGACTCGAGCCAGACGCTCACGATCGACCAGAAGAAGTACTACGCCTACCTCGTCGATGACGTGGACCGGGTGCAGGCTGCTGGTTCGTTCGATGCGTTCCAGACTGACGCCGCGCTGGGCCTCGCAGATGTCGCTGAGGACTACGTCCTGACGACCATGCTGTCGGGTGGCACTTCGGCTGGTACGACCGCGGTCACGACTGCGGCTCTGGCCGACTCGGCTGTCGTCGCGATCCGCACGGCGCTGGTGAAGGCGAAGGTTCCCTCCTCGCAGCGTTACCTGGCTGTCAACCCCGAGGCGGCGGCGTTCCTGATGAACTCCTCGACCTCGCTGTTCAAGGCGAACGAGTCCGGTTCAGACGAGACTCTCCGCAACGGTGTCATCGGTCGCTACCGCGGCTTCACCGTCGTGGAGACCCCGTCCGCTGCGATCGCGAACACCTCGAAGCCGGTCTTCATCGGCTACTGGGGTCGTGCGTTCGCGTTCGTGGAGCAGATCGTCAAGCAGCGTGCGAACGTTGCCCTGGACGCCTTCGGTGACCAGATCGACGGCCTGCACGTGTACGGCGCCAAGGCGCTCCGCGCCACGGCGATCCAGCACTACGTCTCGGCCTGACCCTAGGGGGCAATCGTGGTTGCGTTCACCAACTCTGACGCTGTCGCCGCTCGTCTGAACCGCACTTTTTCGAGTGCGGAGGACGAGTGGGTCACCACACTGTTGGTGGACGCTTCCGCGTACCTTCGGTCGGTTATCGGGCAGGACGTTTACCCGACGACTCAGTCGACGTTCACGGCATGGCCGGATGCTGGGCGGGTTGATCTGCCTCAGTATCCGGTCGTGTCCGTGGACGCGGTTGAGCGGGATGCGGTTGCTGTGGATTACACGTACCGGCCTGGGTATTTGACGGTGGATTGTGATGACCCGGTGGATGTGACGTTCACGTGGGGTGTTGCTACGGCGCCGCCTGTGCTGGTGTCGTTCTCCGCCGTTCTTGTGTCGCAGGCGATCCTTGCGGTCGAGACGGGTACGGGGCTCACCTTCGGCGGGCTGTCGTCCGTCGCGCTTGATGACTTCCGGGCAGCGTTTGCGGATGGTGGCACTGGGTCGGGAATGGTGCTCCCGGAGCCGCAGCAGGCACTTATCCGCCGCCAGTTCGGTCGCGGTGATGTGACGGTGGTGGAGACCCGGTGAGCATCCTCGGTCTGGGCAGGAACTTCGCTGAGGCGCGGATGACTGACACGGTGCTGATCACCCGCGAGACGGAGCCTGTCTTCGATCCGGAGACAGGCACTTACACGCCAACCACGGTGACCGTCTACAACGGCCCCGCACGACTCAAGCTCTCCTCGAGCGTCGTCGGTTCGGTGGATGCGCAGGGGCAGAACCTTGCGGCGCAGACGCCACGTCTGGACCTTCCCGTCGCGACGTCGGGTGATGTGCAGGTGAACGACTCGGTGGAGATCACCGCTTCCGTGAATGACCCGGCGAGTGTGGGTCTGCGGCTGAACATCGAGGGCGTGTTCTTCCAGACCGATGCGACGGCGCGGCGTTTCCCGGTGGAGGTGCAGTCGTGACGACCTTTGATTTCTCGGAGCTGTCGAAGCTGGCCGCGGATCTCGGTGAGGTGCCGGCGAAGGTAACCGCCAACGCGAAGAAGGCGGTTGAGATAACCGCCCGTCACGTGAAGGATGATTGGCGCGACCAGTTGAAGCAGTCCGAGAGCATCCCGCGCGGCGCCCAGTCGGTGAGTTACGACGTCGGGGTTGGCCTGGACGGTATCACTGCGGAGATTGGTCCGGAGGTTGGTGGCCCGGGCGCGCTTGTCGGCATGCTCGAGTACGGCACGCCGACGACCCCGCCGACAGGTTACGGTCACGGCGCGTTGCAGAAGAACGAGGCGGACTTCATCAAGGGCCTCGAGATCGCTGCGGGAGACATCCTGTGAGCGCGGCAGGTGACGCCGCAGTTCTGGCCCGCCTCCGCTCTGACTCGCAGCTCGCGAACGCGATCTATGAGGGCACGGTCACGGACCCTCCCGAACGTTACGCGTCCGTGTTTGCACCGCTGGGTGCTGACAGTTCGGATCGGCTGGGTGGCCCGTCGAACGTCAACGACACGACGTACACGATTCACAGTGTCGCGACGACGGTTGAGCAGGCGAAGTGGGTTGGGCGTCGTGTCGTCGGGTTGCTGACGGATTACGTCATCCCCGGTGTTGGCCGGCTCACACACCCCGTGTCTCTGCCGCCTCGGCTGGACAAGGAAGCGAACCCGCCCCTGTGGTACCTCGTCGACCAGTTCGACCTGACCCACTCATAAGAACTCCCTCCTTACTCCCTGGAGGGCAACCCAAGGAAAAACCCCGGTTGTCGGGGAGAAGAAAGGAAAGAACATGGCAGATGTAGCTGACGTTGTTCCCGCCGCCATTGACGTCAAGGGGAACCTTGTCATCTGGTGGGTGGGTGGCGCGATTGCTGACCTGACCGCCCCGGGCAAGGTGCTCGTTTTTGACGCGGCAACCACGTTCCGTGTGACGCACTCGTTCACCCCGGGCGGTTTCGCCCTGGACGCCGACCAGGTGATTGACACTGACTCCCGACTCGGCCTCACGGTCGACCTGGAAGCCCTCGGTATCCGCACCGACACACTCGGCATGCTCGAGTACGTCGACTCCACGAACGCTTCTTCGGCGGCGGTAGTGCTGAAGCCGGTCGGTTCGGCCACGTCGATCTCGGGTTACTTCGTGATCCGCCGCAACGTGACGAACACCACGGTTGCGACCGCGGCACAGAAGGTCTACACGATCCCGGTCACGCTGGGTACGCAGATCTTCCCCGTCACCCCGGATGGTAAGGCGCTCATCAAGCAGCGTGCGTCGATCACCGGCCCGATCGTTCACGGCGTTATCGCGGCGTGACCTATCTCCTGACCCTGGGGTTCTCACCGTGCCCCAGGGTCAGGTTCTACCCTCCACGGTGAAGTAAACGGTGAACAGAATGAACTTCAAGGAACAGTTGGCCGCGGCTCGTGCCGCACGGCCTACCAAGGATGTGGTGGTTGTCCTCGACGGCGCCGTATCTGCTGAGCGGGAGCGGCTGGAGAAGGAACTCGCAGCGGTTGACGTGAGCGACACTCGCATGGGTGTTGCGTCGCCGGCTGACGAGATCCAGAAGCAGCTTGACGAGCTCGCGGAACAGTCCGCCGACTCCCTCCTCACCATCCGTCTCACCCGTCTCCCCGGGCGTGACTGGTCGAACCTGACGTCGAAGTGCCCGGTGCGGCCCGACGTTCCCATTGACCGTCACTACGGGTACAACTACGACGCCGCCTGTGAAGCTGCGGCACGCTACCGTGACACGTCAAACGTGGCGTACGGTGCACGGCTGGAGGGCGGCGAAACCGTCGACATCAGCGACGACGAGTGGGGTGACCTGTTCGACGTCCTGTCCGGTAGCGACATCGGTAAGATTCGTGACGCCGTGTGGTCGCTGAACGAGTACGAACCGCAGGAACGACTGAATGCACTGGTAAAAGGCTCCGGGGCAGCGTCGCGCTCCGTCAGCAAGTAGCTTTCGCCGCGCGCTCCGGGATCGCCCCACGGCGACTCTGGGGGTGGGAGCCACGCACGTTCTACGAGTACGACGCAGACGGACGCATGATCTCGTCAGTCGTCGAACCTGAGTGGGACGAAGAACAGGTCGACCTTGTCATCGCGGAGCAGATGGTTCGGAACCTGACCGGACCTAACGGTGAGTGGATGCCGGATGCGACGAACGACGAACTGTCTGACCCGATGAACTACTCCGGTCAGCGCCCGGTCGCCAAGGGGCCGTTCGTCAACTGGTACGAGAAGGCGCGCCTTGACGAGCAGGACGCCTACCGGAAGTCGCTGGGTGAGAACGGGAACATGAACGGCGTGTACTTCACCGTCGAGAAGTTCGAGTACTAGAACTCGTCGGCGTATTCGTCGCAGTACGCGACAGATGCGGCTCCTGCAACACGGCCAGCTTCGGCGGCTGTCATCCCGGTCTCTTTGGCAATGCGGATGAACTCGGTGAGCCCTGCCTCGAATCCGCGGTCCTCAAGGATGTCGCAGACCTGACGGCCCAGTTTCGTCAGGTCTGCGGCGCCCGCGTCGGATAGCGCCGGCACTTCACGGACTGCGGTCACGTATGCGTCATCGACGCTGGGCGCCGCGCAGCCCGTGAGTAGCAGCACAGGGAACAGCACAGCAATGACGCGCTTCATGGCGCTGACTCTACAACTCAAGACCGATCTAGCGGAGGTGTATCTTGGCCGACCGCCAGACAAAGGTCACGCTTACGGCGTCCGTCAATTCCTACATTGCCGACATGAAGCGGGCGCAGGACTCGACCGCGAAGGTTGGGGACGAGGCTGCTAAGGCTGCGGGGAAGCTTGAGAAGCAGCATCAGGCGATGACTGAAGTGGGCGCCGGCGTGGCGGCAGTTGGGGCTGTTGCCGCGGTCGCTTTCGGTATAGCGGTTGCGAAGTTCGCGGAGTTCGACGCCGCCCTAAGTAATGTGCAGGCGGCGACGCAGGAGTCTGCCGAGAACATGGGCAAGCTGCGTGAGGCGGCGCTTGAGGCTGGTGCTTCGACGGTGTTCTCTGCCACTGAGGCGGCGAACGCGATTGAGGAACTGGGTAAGGCCGGTCTGACGACTGAGCAGATCCTTGGTGGCGGTCTGACGGGTGCGTTGGATCTTGCTGCGGCGGGTCAGCTTGAGGTTGCTGAGGCGGCGGGTATCGCGGCGATCGCGTTGAAGCAGTTCAACCTTGAGGGTGAAGACATCCCTCACGTGGCCGACCTTCTCGCGGCTGGTGCGGGTAAGGCTGTCGGTGACGTGAAGGATCTGTCTGACGCGCTCGGTCAGGTGGGTCTGGTCGCGAATGGTGCGAACCAGTCCATTGAGGACACGACTGGTGTGCTGGCGGCGTTCGCTGACGCGGGTCTGCTGGGGTCGGATGCGGGTACGTCGCTGAAGGCGGCGCTGATCGCGCTCCAGGCGCCCACGGACAAGGCCCGCAAGATCATGGAGGAGTACAACCTCTCTTTCTATGACACCAACGGGCAGATGTTGGCGTTCGATGAGATCGCCGGCCAGTTGGACGAGAACCTTGGTTCGCTGACTGACGAGACCCGTAACGCGGCTCTGGCGCAGATTTTCGGTAACGATGCGCTGCGTGTTGCGAACGTCCTGTACGACGAGGGTGCTGCTGGCATCCGTAAGTACATCGACCAGACGAACGACTCGGGGTATGCGGCGAAGGTTGCCGCTGACCGGTTGAACAATCTGACCGGTGATGTGGAGAAGCTGGGCGGCGCGATCGACACCGCCCTCATCAAGTCGGGTTCTGGTGTCAACGATCTTCTCCGGTCGATCACTCAGGGTGCGACGGGCATTGTCGACGCGATCGGTCAGCTCCCCGCGCCTGTGCTGGGTGTTGCCACTCAGATCACGGGCATTGTCGCCGCTGTCGGCCTCGTGGGCGGTGCGGCGCTGTTGGCTGTGCCGAAGATTGCACAGTTCAAGCTGGCGATGTCGACCCTGAACATTTCGGGTGCTTCTGCGGCTCGGGGTATCGGTCTGGCGACTGGTGCGCTGGCTCTTGCTGGTACGGCGTTCTCGATTTGGGCGCAGCGTCAGGCGGAGGCGACCGCGACGGCTTCGGAGTTTGAGGAGTCTCTGGATCAGACGACTGGTGCGGTCACTGACTACACGCGGGAACTGGTTGCGAAGAAGCTTGCTGAGGCGGGCGCGTTTGACGGTGCGAAGAACGCCGGCATCTCCCAGAAGGAGCTCACTGAGGCGATTCTGGAGGGCGGCGACGCTGTCGAGGATCTGCGGCAGAAGCTGTACGACTACGCCAACGGGAACCCGTTCGACCCGTCGATCGCGAACTCTGTGAACACGGTCAACGCACTGTCTGACGGGCTCGAGCGTGCCGACAAGAACCTTGAGGACCAGGCTGCTGCGGCTGATGTGTCGGCAGACAAAACCACGGATGCGGCGACTGCGTATAAGGATGCTGCGGCTCAGGCTGAGGAACTTCAGACGAACCTTCGGGAACTGATCGACACCATCAATGAGGCGAACGGGATCGGGCAGGACGCGGTCAGCACGAACGCCG